CGGCTGCGTTCTCTGTAGCCGGGTCCACAGGCTGCGGCTGCGGAGGTGGCGGCAAGATCGCGTCAATGTTCTTCACATCCAACGCATCGTACATGCGCCGATACGCTTCATACTGGTTGTGAAGCTGCGGAGCAGCCTGCGCCAACTGCATCTGCGTCTGTGCCAGCGACAAACGCTGCGACATCGAGAAGATCGACGGATCAGAGACAGGCAAAATGTCTACCCGGCCATCAAAATCCTGCTGCATGATCTCAGCCGGCACGTTCTGGCCCACAAAATATGGGTAAGGCATTGGATTATCTGCGAAAATCTCCGCAAGTAACCGAAACTCCTGCTTCTGCCCATAGTGCAGACGCTTGTGGATCGAAGAGATGATCTTCGAGCCTTGCTCGATCAGCGCTACTGTGGTCCCGACGGGGGCTTGTGAATTAACATCGGCGATCTTTGCGTCGGCGACTTGGGCGAAACGTCTTCCTGAATCGACGATAACGCCCAGTAGTTGAGCAAGTGTCCCAGAAGGTTCCTTGTATGGAAGGGGCATAAGAGCATTCCGAAGGTCACCACCGGGAGCATCAATATCACGGAACTCGCCAGGAGCAAGCGGCTCATCGTCGTTGCGAATACGAACACCACGAGCTTTAAAGCCAGCAGGAAGATTCGAAAGAGTGCCCGCATCGATAAGCTGACGGAGGATAGATGTCGCTGCACGTGACAAACCCCCTATAGTATGAAGCAGGCCAAAGCCATAAAAGCCAAACCCAGGAAGAAACTTATAATGAGTAAAGTATTGTCGCTTTCTACGAAGTGGATCCGCCTCTCTATAGTTTCGCACCACCGAGAGAACCTGTCCTGACCCTTCATCCATAGTGACAATGTAAGGGAGTTTAACGCCCGTAGGCTCACCCTCGGGTCCAATATCCTCAAAGCCCTCGAGATCAAGTTCCGTGTGACATTCGACCAGTGTGTAAACGTCGTCGCCATACGACGGACGTACACCCTGCAACTCGTTGCCAGTCTGCCTAATAGCTCCTTCATCATCTTCATCTCCCGGCTGTAAGTCCACGTCGCGGTACACACCAGCAACCTGCAACTTACGCAACTCGTTCTCCGTCATACGAACAACGTGAGTTACCCGCTCGGCAGTGTTCAAGTCACTCGCCGAATACGGAACAATCAAATCCTCCGCAGGCACAAACTTCGACACAGCCCGCTGCTTGCCCGGATCAAAGTAAACCTTCTTGAAGGTCGATCCCGTCAGCGGCAAATAAAACAGCATCTGATCCGTGTCCGGATCATACTCCTCCATAACCTCCGTAATCTGGTAGTTCATGAAGTCCTGCACACGCTGCGCCTGCTCTTCAGTAACCCGGGTCGCCGCACCGAGAACCTGAGTCTTTACAGGACCACCCGCCGGAAGCATCTCCTTGTACGCCTGCGCCTGAAACTGCGTAACAGCCTCACTCAGCAGCGGATGATGCACCCCACTCGCACCAAGAAATGGCTCGTTGCGCTCCTCGTAATTCACACCCAATAGCTTCAAGCCCTTGGATATCGCCTCTTCCCAGTCCTCGCGAGACTCCTTGTCATCGTCAATCTTGTCCTGAAGATCCGAGGACAACGACCCGAGGACGGAATCATCAAGGATCTCCGCCAAATTAGCGTTGTGATCGTACAGCGCAGCTTGGACCTCGATCATTTCTTCCATGCCGGCCATCTCAATGCCCTCTGGAAGCATGTTCTCGGCAGGAAGCTCTACCATCATCTCTTCAGGCAATTGTTCAGCCGGACCACCAGCGCCCATTGCCATGTCTACAGTCTGTGGAGGAAGTGCCATTTATTATGCCAATCTTGTAGGTTTACGTTTCTCGGGCAGCATGAGCTTAGAAAACCTGTTCGCAACAAGACGAATACGTGGTTTAGTAATACTCTCTTTTTTTAGACGGGAGCCAGTCTTCAAGTTCTTCACCCTGTAAACTTATAAAACCACCTTGACGAAAACGCATCAAGGCCATTGTCATGCTATCACAGAAGTCATCATGATCGCCATTTGGAAAAGAAGCTACTTCCTCGATCACCTCATCCGCGAACTTCTGCGCGGCAGGATACCACACTTTTCCTGATTCGAATATCGGGGATGCCATATGCATCCTTGTCATCTTGTCGAGACCACCCCCGCCCTTCTTTCGGCCCGGAGCAAAGGTTATGACAGGGAGGTTCAGTAACCTCATCTCGTCAGCCAATGGTGTACCAGTCGCCTTGGCCTCAATCAACATCATGTCGGGTTCCCAATATTCATTCTCTTCCTGTGCAATCTGCTTCAACTCAGGAAAGTTCCAACGGCCACGTTTCGCGTCTAGTAGAATTAAGTGCTGATCACCGTTGCCGTGCGGTTCAAACACACCCCACGTCGTAATCGCCGAGAAGTCAGCCGACTCTTTCTTGCTGTACGCCGTATCATAGGACTGAATGATGTAGTCCAGACTCGGTATGTCCTCCTCTTCCCAGACGTTCCACCACTCTCGCTTGATGACAGCGGTCTCCTCCGACACAGGATTTTGTTGCCACTGAGCATTCCATTTGCCCACGGACAGCGCAGCTTTGACTTTTAGTAGCTCGTCTTTTTTCCAGAATTCAGGCCAGAGCGGTTCCCCCGACGGCATAATGGCAGGAAACTCAACCACCTCCCACTGGTCCGACATCATGTCGTTACCCTGCGCTTGCAGTAACCGGCCCGTCAGATCCTTCTTGGACCACCGTGTCTGGACAATGATAATCGAACCACCCGGCTGGAGACGCTGACGCGGGCCAGATGTGTACCACTCGTATGTGTGATCGTATGCAGTCGAGGACAGAGCATCCTGCTCCGAGTGCGGATCGTCAATAATAAGAAGGTCGGCACCACGACCAGTCATTGCAGCACCCACCCCGGCTGCAAAATATTCCCCGCCTGCGCTGGTCTCCCACCGACCTGCTGCTTGGCTGTCCGGTTTAAGGTCAGTGTCTGGGAAAACCTCGTGATAAATCGGGTCTGCAATCAAATCCCTGACCTTGCGCCCGAATCTTACAGCAAGTTCGGTGTTCATTGTAGCCTGAATGATTTTCAGCTTGGGATTTTTGCCGAGGAACCAAGACGGCATCAAATACGACGCGAATTCCGACTTGGAATGTCGGGGCGGCATGTTGACTATCAAACGCTTCAAGTCACCCGACGCGATACGTTCGAGCTTCTCGGCAATGATTTTATGGTGACGCCCGACGATGAACCCATCGTACACGTGATCGACGTACGACATGAAGCTAGTCTGTGCGGCTTCGCGGGTTTCCAGCTTCTTCAACTGCTCTTCGAGTAGCAGCAGTTCACGGAGATCCTGGTCGGGAATCGTGTGGAGAGCACCTGACATGCCCGAACGATAATATCTGCCAATGAATTTATCAACCCAACACGACACGACACGACGGCGCCTAGCACCCCGAAATCTAGGGGGTGGGGGGTCGCGCGGGCAGCGCGGGCATTGGCAAAGCGCCCCAGTAACCCCTGCTAGTTTAGAATTATTCTAAAAGATAATTGATTTTATCCCATTTTAGGGGTTGTGTTTCCCATCTTTCTCGGGATACCTTTCAGGTATCGAAACAGCCAACGACACGGAGGTCATCATGGCAACACAATTTCAGCAGCAGGTCACCGACCTGATCACCACCAATCGCAAGGCCGACAAGGTCAAGCGCTGGCAGGAGCTTGCAACTGCCGCCGCCCTGATCAAGGCCGAGATCGATGCCCTGAAAACCGGCATCCTCGAGGACAACGACCAGCGGTTCCTGATTGTCGAAGAGACGATCCGAGAGAGTGCCCCGTCCAAGGACGAATACAAAAGGATCCACGGTGAGGCCGCGTTCGAAGAGAACAAAAAGCTCACCAAGGTCAAGCGCCACGTCAAAGGCATCCGATAACCAACAGGGGGGCTTCGGCCCCCCACCCGTCGGGCAGTGTGTGCTGTCCCCTGATGATGGCTGTTAGGCCGAAACGGGTAACCTGACATAACGGAGGTACGATATGTCAATCAAGCGTACAACCCTCGAGCTTGTAATCGAGGACAACAGAGTCGTCGGCATCCAGATCAAGGATCCGGCACCCCAGCCTGTCATCATCGATGACGAGCCTGAGACGGTGACGTTCCGGATGGGCGTCAAGACCAGACAGCGGGCCATCGAGCTTCTGTCCAACGCCCGCGAGGGGTTCACCATCGAGCAGCTTGGCGGGTTCCTCGGGCTGACCGAGAGCAGTGTCCACACGCTGCTGACCGACCTGCGGAATGGCGGGACGGACATCGAGGTTCAGCCCTCACCATACGGTGGCCGTCGTCGGGCCTACCGGATCGCTTAACCACTGCGCGGGGGCTTCGGCCCCCGCCAACCAACGGAGGGTTGGTGGGTTATGAAGATATCGAAACGGCGTATGGAGATCCTAAAAGAGTATGGTGTGCTCGAGCAGGTACTCGAGAAAGCCGCCCCCAAAAGGCGCGGCAGACCGCGTGTTGTGCCCAAGAAGGCCGCCGAGGCGCCGATACGACGCGATGTTTTGACCTCGGCTGAACGCAAAGAAAGTATGCGCCAGCTAGAGGAATCTGTGCACAAGGCTTGTCGCAAGAAGGACAAGGAGCGCGAGTTGGCTGAGTTGCGCCGTGCGGATCGAGAGTGTGATGTACAAGCAAGTTATGAGAAAGTAGATCATGCGCTTGTGCCGCCACACCGTTTGGGGCAGATGTCAGCCACACAAGCAAAGCGCCGTCCACGTGGCCGCTGGCAGCAACTTGCCGCCGAACCTGCTGCCGTAATCAACACAAACTTGATATCACGGCACCCCGACACAGGAGTACTGACTTGGCACGGTGATGTCTGTGTGCACTGTGGCAGTCCACCAACAAATATGGGCGAGGCAATACTTGCAGAGTATGGCGCGACTGAATTTATCTGCACTGACTGCGGGAAGCACATGCCACATCTTGGCACGGGGCTGCGCGGGCTTATGAGCGGAGAGGTATATCGTGCAAGGCAAAAGAAGATGAAACCTATTCCAAAGTGGCGCATGCCAATCATCCACACCTACCAGAAAGAAGAGGAAGAACAGATATGACACAACAGGACATGATCGAGGGCGCCAAGCGCGCCAAGTTTAAGATCGAGTTCATGGCGATGATGCTACTCGCAGATCGCAAGGACGAAGCAGCGGAGGCGTACGAAGAGGCGCTGCGCGAGTTGAAGCAGATCATAGGAGAGTAACAACAGGAGCGGGGGCTGCGGCCCCCGTTCTTACGCGCTGCGCGGGCGCCCCTCGGCGCAGGTCGCAGGTCGCAGGCCCACATATATATGGCGCGGGCCGCAGGTCGCAGGTCGCAGGTCTATTATTTATTGGATTAGTTGGGATATTCTGGTATTATTTAGGTGAGCAATATCGCTCGATAACGGAGGTAATCAAATGAAGTATGCAGAGGAAATCCAGAAAGTGAATGGGCTGGTCAGTCAAGCCAGACATATGCTCGAGGAAGTCACGTGCGCCATGATGGATGACAACTTTTGCGATGAGGAAAAGCTGTACGAACTCGAAGAACGCATTGGCGAACTCGATCACGTCGAGTACCAGCTTGAGATCATAGCGCCCACAAACTAATCCTCCGTGCCCGGGCGGGCTGGATACCCGCCCGGGAAACACGGACCAAACGGAGATGGACAGATGACATATAAAAACCAACCCACATACGCCGCCTTTTGGGAGTGGTACAAGACATGCGATCAGATCGTGTCACGCAAGCTCGGAGTAGGCGTTGAGGATTTACCAGACGCACCATGGCGCGACTACTACGAGGATGATCTCACGCCTCACGAGGCTATCGAGTGCGCTAAAGAAGATGCATGGGATGACTACCTAGTGCCTGGCATCCTGTAACCGGTCCCTCCGGAGACTAGGGCCACCGAATGGTGGCCCTAGTTTTTTGCGGTCCACATACATATGGCGCGGGCCGCAGGGCGCAGGACGCAGGATTATTTTATTTGATTGAGTGGGATTATCTGATATTATCTTAGGACATGGAAAAACGCGGAGATTAAACCATGCTTTCAAACGTCTCAAAAATGCCGGGCAAGTCAATTTCCCGCTCGGCTTTCAAATGCAAGACTGGCAGCAAACTCGCCAAGGTGCCCGGCTCGGTATGCTTTGATTGCTATGCCCGAAAGGGTATGTATCGCATGCCAAACGTGGTCAACAAAATGGAAGAACGCGAGGATTTTTTCCACGCTATCGATTTTGTCCCGCGCATGGTCGCGCTGCTGAACCGTACGCGGTCCGAATTTTTCCGCTGGTTTGACAGTGGCGACGTTGAAGATATCCGCATGGCGCTGAATATTATTGACGTGATCAAAGCGACACCGAATAAGCGCCACTGGATACCGACAAAGGAACACAAAATCTGGGCCGATGCCCTAAAGATTGAACCATTGCCTGACAATGCAGTGTTGCGCTTGTCTCAAACGATGGTCGACCAGGCGCCACCGGACAAGTGGCAGTGGTCCAGCGCCGTGATCAAAGACGCGGCACCAATCGGGCATGAGTGCCCGGCGCCAAAACAGGAAGGCAAGTGTGGCGATTGCCGGGCCTGTTGGGATCGGGATGTTAAAACTGTATCCTACCACAAACACTAGGGGCTTCCTCCGGGAAACAGGGACGGGTTACAACCCGTCCCTGTTTTCGTTCGTGCTGCCGGCGCCATCATCACAGGGCGCAGGGGCGCAGGACGCAGGATCGAGCGACTCGATCCATGACTCACGGGCCGCAAGGC